TATGGTAGTGGAGCCAGAAAAGATTTAAAAAAAGTACCTCAACCTGAAAATAAACTTTATGATGTTGACCTAAGATTTGCTAACTTTAAGCCTAAGGAATTTATATCTGAACAAAATAGAAAAGTGATGGATGATATAAATTTAATGGCTAAAGATGCAACAAAGAATTATACGACAAAGATGGACCCAGATTTAAAAGAGCGTTTGTTAAGGCGAGCGACAGCGGGTGTGGCTATGGGACTACCAGTTAGTTACGGAATATACGGCTTATTTGACGAAGACTGATTCCTGTTAACGGACAATTAAAAAAAGAGGCGTTTAGTGTGCCTCTTTTTTTGTCCCTATTACACAGTTATCGTAGTACTTGCATCCGTTTTCTATAGTGCAGGGTTTACCTGCTTTTTTTATATTTAGTATTTGCCGCATTCCAACTCTTCCGTCTTTCCTTATTACTTCTATCATTACACCTAGACACTTACCAACATCGTAGTTGGCACAATGTCTTCTAGCGTTTTGCTCTAAGCGTTTCATAATAACCTCTCTCTAGATTGGGCACCTGACGCCAACCATTTTTCATTTATCATTCCTTCATTCTTTTTTGGTTCCAGTATCGCTAGGAACGAGGTTCTTCCTCGCCTTGATGTATCCATTATCGCTACTCTGGTTCCTCACTGAGCGACCTTCGGGTCACAAACTCAGAACTTTAAATGAGGTGCCCATCTATTTTTTAATCGCAGTTACTACCGGGTATACACTTTGTAGGTGCTGATAACGGACTATCGTTTTCGTCACCCGGGTCGTGAGGACTGTGGTCCATAACCTTGTTGATTGGGTTATCAGTTTGACCTATTCTTTTATCGTCCTCGAATGTCCAGTTACACGCTTTCTTCATTTTTATAATAAGGTCGTGTATTTCATTAGCTGTAGATACTGCGTTTTCTCTCCAAGCTTCTTCGTGTAAAGCGTGTAAGCCTTTAAAGACATACATTAAATCGTTAACCTCTACTTTGGCTACACGTTTTTGTTTTTCTTCACGGTCTGCTTGTAATTCTAATGTGTAAGCTGTTAAATAAACAACTAAGTCTAAGACTTCATCGACTGCTTCATCTATATTTGATAGATTACGCTCACGTCTGATAGGTACATCTCTGTTGTATTCTTCGTGTCCCTTGTCTAAACGTGCTTTGATAAGGTCTATTATTTTTTCATTGACCAAACCCATTAGTATCGTCCTCCCTTTGCTAGTTTCTTCATTACATAACTACTCAGCTCTTCTGGTAGTTCTCCAATTAGTTGAATTAAGACTGTAAAATCTTCTTCATTTAATGGACCTTTTCTAGTGTTACAGGTCCTGCAAATAAGCTGTAAATTGTCTTTAGTTGATGGACCATCTTTAGAGAGGGGTATTATATGGTCACAAGCAATCGTTCTGAATGTCAACTGCTTGTCACAATACCTACACCCCTCTCCATAAGCCTCTAAGAATAACTCTCGTATTTCTTGAGCACTTATATCAAACTTTACATCATACTGCTCACTTCGCCGCTTTAGCGAACTTCGTAAACTCGACATCTTAGCTGAAAGCTTTTTATATGCTTTTTGCCAATAGGTTTTATGTATTGGCTCTAGGACCTTCTCGAAATTAGATTTGTTGAGGGGCTTGCATAAATTTTCTTTTTGCATAAGGCGTATTTAACCACTTCCTTCTTTTCTGTTTACGAATCTGTAGCTGTGCTAATCTTTCTGCACCAGCTCCCTTGGGGTCCATTTTACCACTTTTAATTAAGCCTTCATATAATTTAATCAAGCTGTCAAGTGTCATATGGTAATCTGCTCGGTGTGCAATTTTCATATACTTCTCCAGTATTTGAGTAATTTTTGAATAAAGCCTTGACTAGGTTTAGCACCTGCCAACTTATCTAGCTTGTATTCTATTCTATGTAGTCTGATTACTATGCTTAAGAAAAAGCAAAGCATAAAAAATACGTATGCTTCCCACGCTAGTAGAAAAGGCACTGTATTTTCCATTATAGACTCAAAGTAAAATCCAATATTATCCATATTGTATCATCTCCTTATTTATAAGATAGGGGTAGCAAAAGGAACTAAGAGGGACAAAACCAACCCTCTGAGGATATGTCAATAAACCAAACTACCCCTTATCTTGTGACGATGCTAAGCTAAACTATACTCAGCATATTTATTACCCGTATGAGCCTTTACTCTTTCCATAATTACATTATGTCCATCCGCTCTTATACTGTGTATAACTGCGGCGAGTCTAAAGCATCCACATCTGTTTAATGCCATCATCGGTGTTACTTTAACACCTGATTCCAGCAATTCCAGAATTACGGTTTTCTGTGATTTTCTATTTCTCGGCATCTGTTATTTTCCTCCATAACAAAGTGTAAGTGTACGCCAAAGCGATAAACTGAACAACTAAGGTCTAGGTATTCGTTATTTAACAAGATTCCGAATTGAATAAACCGGAATAATGTAACAATAATTCCACCTACGGGTAAAGCAATATCTATTACTCTTCCCACTAGGACCTCCTGACTCGTTTAACCTTATTAATGAAAGCTCCAGATACAGCAACTCCTGCTGTTAAATCCTTTCTTAATTGCTTTTTATCAATAACGGTTTGTTGTTTTACTTTCTTGTACTCATCAGGTATGTTGTCTTCGTTTACTATAGCTACCGGACCATAGGTTTCATAAAGTTTATATCTGGCAGTGTCTGTTTCATAGACACCATCATTTCCAACTTCCTGAACTACCATAGGTATCAGTGTTTCATTAAAGTATTTCTTTAACGATTCTGTAGCCTTTCTTCTAACTGATAAGCGTTGTTGTTCTTTCTTAAGGGCTTCAATTTCAGCATCTATTAAATGCTGTTTTCTATCAATATCAACCATAAAATGGTCAATATTGTCGAGCTTTCTACCGATGTCTTTCTTAGTGACTTCCATAGCACTAGTTAATACCAGTGCTTCGTCTTCATCTGCAAATTGTAATTGCATATCTAAATCAATGAAGTCACCTATTAGCTCTCTAGTAGTTTTTTTAGCCATTTTTATCCTTCTGTACTGCTTGTTCGATTATGAGTTCAAGTTCTTTACGCATACTGCGTTTGTTCTCTTGAGCTCGTTTTTGTAGTTTAAGTTTGACCTCTGGGTCAACTTCTGTTTTGACGATTTGCTTTGGAACTCTCATTACATTCTCCTTGGTAATCTGAAAGATGGTGTCCAATTCAATTCAACATCGAATAAGTCGCCATCACTGTTCTTAAATAATGAAACAGTCTTTTCCGTGGAGTTTTGTTTTCCATTTATACCTATTACTTTACGTGAAGCGTTTTCTATTGCACCTGAGCCCTTACCAGCATATATGTCAAGAATTTGATTTCTTGAATACTCTCTGGCTACCTGTGATATTTGAATGATTATAATATCAAGGTTTACTGCTAGGTTAGATAGATAGTGAGATATATACCTCACTTGTTCGTACTCTCCTCGTATGTTGCTGGGTGTTTCTACTAAGTCTATGTAATCAACAACCACTAAATTAGGTTGCAGGTCACGTATAGTCTTTTGTATCATATCCGGCGTAGGTGAGACTGTCTGTATGTTTAAATGCTGTAAATACTTATTGTAGCTTTCACTAACATACTTATAGTTCCTTGTAACATCGTCTTTACTCATCCCGCTAACAATTTGTTGGTTCCGTCTGTGCATATACCAACCACTAAGCTCTAGTGATAGAAATAGTGTAGGTATTTGCCATTCTTGTTTAATTTCATCGTTAGCGAAGTCATAGCCCAGAGCTATGTTTTGTGCTAAGGCTGTTTTATTAGCACCAGTAGGACCGAATATAGTTACCAGTTCACCCGGATATATATTACAGTCTCTATCGTTTAAGCCAAACATTTGTGCAAGATTTATCATCTTACCAGTAAAGTCTGACTCCAGCCTATCTTCTAACTCGTTTTGTAAGTCAGTAGCTGTTTTTATTTCCACTAGATAGTCCTTATTTTTATAATGTACACACTTAGGGTTACATACTTTTGCTAATAATTCATCGTGACATCCATATTTATAACCATAGTTATATGTCGATTCAACTTTATCAATTACTATTTGAGTATTAAGTTGATTGTCATTCCAATGTAGCAGTGCCGCCTTAGTGGCGTCTGATGGTATCCCGTTTCTTCTAAAATGTGACGCTATGCGAAGCAAAGTATGATTACGATTACCTTTATTAGGTCCATCGTTGTACAGCTTTTGTACGCACGGTACCACATTACTAGGTTCGTTAATCTTTTGCATACTTCTAACTTTAGGTACTTCAGTTATTATCCTATCAGATAATGATTCATCACCCCATAAATCGTTTTGACCGTAATCAAGACGTCTACCTGATGCTAATTTCACTATACCTGTATAGTCTAATGTATGTATTTCTGTATTTGTCAGAGGTATTTTATATAACGATGATTTTACATTTAAAGTGTGTGGCAATCTAATGATGCTAGTTCTAGTGTATACTGCTGGGTCTGGGTCAAATTCCTCAAGCATTTTCATCATTGTAGCTTTTACAATAAACGGCAGGTCAGGCGATGGTTCAAAACCAAAGCATTCTGCTGATACATCTATGTGATAACCAGTACCACTATAGTATACAGCATAATTGCCATCCTTTAAACACAATTCCTTATTTATAAAATCAAGGAGTTGTCTTGTTCTAGCTAACGTGTATTCATCTGAATCTTGACCTCTGTCTATGTCAATAGGCACAGTGTTTATGTATCTTGTACCGAGAAAGTTCTTTATAGAACCATTGGCTTTGATAAATGCTAAAGCCTCTTCATCATATCGGTAAACTGATTTATAAACAGCTTGTTCTTGCCCTTGTTCATAAACAATGTCCCATACATCATCTAAAGGAACGAGAGTCCCCCTTTTAGAGGGACTCCCGATTGCCATTTCAACAAACATTAAAACGGTGCTGAATCGTCTTGTGTTTGTGTTATACCACCATTGGCTGTTGGTGGTACTGCACCTTCTACTACTTCCTTGATAAGATTCTTAGACTTCATAAAATTTATGTAGCCCTCGATATCTTTCTTCCCCTCAGCAGTATTAGGGACCAACTTCGGAAATACAGTAGTGTATGTCTTAGTAGGGTCTTTACGTCCCTGCTCTTTATAGATATACGCTAAGTAATCTGTTGTTGGGTTTAGGGTATCGGTGACGTGGTTGATATTCAGGTGATTGACTAAGTCAATGCTGTTACCATCTCCGTCTACCATATTACCCTGCACATCTGGTCCACCATCGAAACCAATGGTGTCAAAGAGCCAGTAAAGTCTCTTTAGCAATGTACAGGTTTTTATGTTTCCATTAGGTTCTCTATCAAAAGACCCTGCAAGCTTCATTTCCTGAGGGTATTGCGAGTCTTGTACCTTTAAGGTAGCAACAAGATAGACATCAGCCCAATCAAATTGGTCTGATTTATCCTGCCAATCAAGAACTCCTACTGGACAAAAACCTAGCCACTTAGAACCTCCACCACTGGAAGTACCCAAGTCACTAGGACGAAAGCGAGTATTACTCATTCTCATTCTCCTTGTATTTTAGGATTTCGTTAGATATAGCACTATACTCAAACGGGAGTATTTTCTGAGCAAGAGGTTTTAGTCGTGAACCGACTACTCTCTCGTCATACGCCTCAAATGAGATATAATACTTTCCGTCTTCTTTACTAGCTGTCGTGTACCCTATAACATCAGCTTTAGCGGCTAATGAGTATCCTAAACCTCTAGGAAGTTCAGGTGCTAACTGCACTTTGCCATCTTGCATTTGTGATGTTTTAGAGTGACTTACTAGTACTAAGTTCCCGCCTTTCTTTTTCATAAGGTCTTGGAATCTTTTGAGGACATCTAGATTTTTACGTCTAGCTTTACCCCAATCAGCACCCCACTGACCTTCTCCCATAGCTGTTATACCTAGTTCATTGATAACTGCGTGTTCAATCCACTCGTTAACTTGTCCTATAGTGTCAATAACTATGGTGTCATACGGTAATTCATCCCACTCTTTAGCAAGCCAATTATATATCTCTATCATAGAGTATACATCTTGAGGCTTACCTTTATCATTACCAGAACGATGTTTAAAACCTCGCTCATTTGGTGGGATTATTTCAGTTTTAGGCTGACCGCCTTCAACTATCTGTTTTCCGTCTTTCATAACGGCTCTTATAGGAGCGTTTAAACTGGTGCAAGTAACTACATTAGCGTTATTAACAAAATCACTCCCTAGGTCGGTGTCAATTATTATGACACCATCGTGACCTAAGGGAGACCATTTTGATACTGCTGTAGTTTTACCAGTTTTAGGCTGACCTATGATTAAGTATGTCAATCCCGATGGCATTGCTGTCCAATCGGTCGAGACTTTCCTTACTTGTATCAATAGATACCTCCTTACTTGTTACAGGTTTTATTAAAGTACCAAATTCTACCATATTTGGGTTCAGGCTGGTCCAAATATAGTCATAATATACAAGCTGTGCAACTATATTATATACTTGAGCCAATCCTAATGATACTATATGGTTAGTAGCAAATACGGTATGTTTCATACTGCAAGGTGCGGCAGGTATAGTATGCGTGGGTACCCAGTGCTTATCGTAGACCTCTACGTGAGCTGGAGTGCACGTTACCATCTCTACACTAGTGGCACCCATACGCAAATCAATAAAGAAACTTCTACTCCATTCAGGATGTGCCCAGTATTCGTGAGCTGTTTCTTTCCATTTGTTGAATACCATCTTTCTTGATTCCATATCATCTGTGCATACTATCATTTTAGAAGTGACTTTATCATTTATACCAAAGTTTTCCATCGGTATAAACTCTTGCCAGTCTTCTGCGTACCTTTGAAAAAGACCCTGTGCTGAATCTCTTTTAGCATTACCTGTTTCATCAACAGGATAGGCTGTGGTACTTAAGTTATGGTCTTCTATAACGTCACCGTCATAACCTATAACTTTGTGCCATCCCATCATTGCCAAACCTTGTATTAAGAAAGAGCCAATACCGCCTAATCCTACTACTGATACTTCGTTTAACTGTTGTAAGGGTACTAAATCCTTATTTCTAAGGAATCTTGTTTTTATTTTATTTGCCACTCAATAAACTCCTTCAACATTGCGTGTGCGGCTTCTTCCGAACCGAACATAGCAACGTCTTTTATGCGTGTAGCTTCTTCATAAAGCTTGTTACGCTGGTTAACGATGTCATTATTTTCTTTAGCTTGTTCATTCTGGAGCTTTTCTTTATACTCGTGATATCCTTTTAACATAGGCTCAATATCTATACTGCCTAGTCCAGTTCCTCCCCAATGAATGTCTTTTCCATCTCCTAGTACTAAATCAATAGCTTCCCATATTTTATTAATTTCTTGTGGGTATCTAATTTCTCCATTAGCCAGTCCCATTTGAGCTATAGCTTTGTTAGTTCCACCTTTTACGTCTTTTAACTCAGCTACTTTTTTCTGGCAAATTTCATCAATGCGTTTACAAAAATACTTTTTTTGTGGTACAGTCATCATATACTGTTTCTCCTTATTTATTTATTAAGATGTTGCAAGGCAGTGTCCGGCTTTATAAGCAGACGAATCCTCTTTCACGTAGTCGGTTTTATTAGCTACTGGCTTCAACTGCCTTGCGTTATGTGGAAGGGTGCTTGGAAAGGAAAGGGACTGAGCGGCGGCGTTTAACTCGCTGTCATAAATCCGGGATGCGACCAAAATTCAGAGCAACCCAGCCCCTTTACCAAATATACACCGTTTCATTTATAATATCAATAGAAATTTCTTCCTAGTGCATCTATATACAAATGTGGGTCTATATTTGGGCATTCCTTGCGTGCTTCTTCGATAAAATCGTGATACGTCATTTCTGCATTTTGAAAAGCATCGTGTAATTCTTCCATTTTCTGGACCTCGTTGTCAGGTACGTCAGTTTCTTGGTCCCAAGCAAATGACTGATTTACGTTCAGATTTTTTTTTGCAGGTTCTGCTGGTGCTGTAACTCCGTGTCCTCTCCATCCATATCCACCATAGTTATAACCTCCGAAAGCTGATATTTGATTTGTATGTTGATTTACATACGTTATCTTGTTTTCTTTCTTTTTGGCTTTCTCTATTTGAGTGGCTTCTTGTTTCCATTCCTTTGGAATGTCAATATTGACAACCGGTGTTACTACTTCACCCTCTACCAAGTTTGTAAATCCAAACTGGTCTTTATACGTTAGGCAACAATCAAATGGTTCTCCACTTGATGCAACTACAGTACTAAAGAATATTCCGTCTTTAACGGCTTGGTCTTTAGCTGTGTCTTTATCTGTTCCTGATAGGAACGCACCCATAGTATGATGAGAGTGTATTAATCCTAAGAAACAGTCCTTTAAATCAGGGAACCTTTTATATATCTTAGGCAATAGCTTACCCATTTGGTCCCCATCTAGTTCTGTTTCTGTGCCGTGTCCCAGATGTATAGGCTTAAAGTACTGTAAGCTAACTTCCGTTGGGAAGTTGTCTTCGTCAGTCTTATCTATGCTATACCACGCTGGTCCACTCCACTCTACTTTCTTAAACCTAGAAAGCAGATAGTTGATTTTGTTCTGAATCATCTCCGAAATGTGTATCTCGAACTTTGATTCGCTTGTGCTTGTCTGTTGCATTTAACAACCTCCCTGAGCTGTAGTTATGAATGACTTTTGTATAGTATTCAATGCCTATACTTGTAATGTGGTCAGAATACTTTGTTAAAGTATCACTGTTCCCCAAGTCCTCTTTATATCCTCTTACAAAGTTTATTAAACCTTGCACTTGAGAATATGCGTCATTCTCGTTAATGAAACTTGAATCTCCTCCATATAAATGAATGAAATTCCTTAATGTCTCAAATGGTACGAACATATCGTCTTGCATTCTGGCAAAATACCAAGCAATATCTTTCTTAGCTGTGTCTTCGTCTATAGGTCTGTCGAATCTGTCTCCAGTGATATTGTTTACTACTCTCTGATATGCGAAAAGATGTTCCCAGTCTATTGATTCATCATCCCTAGTACTTCTAGTAGTGCTTTTATGCTTACCATCATCAATACATCTCTGTAAGAGCTGTGTAGGTGGCGGCATAACATTACTTGTTCTATACCAAGGTTTATTAATATACATAGCTGGTTTTCCAGTCATAGCTTCTACTGTTAAAGCAGAACTATAAGAATCTGGTACTTGAATCGCTCTCTTTATATGGTCCATAGAAACATAATAAATATCATTGAGAAAAGTAAAGAATCGTCCTGTACTTTTGAATAGTTCGTCTTCTGTATCTTTAGCAATATAAGTATTTAGCCCTGTACCCATATATAAATCCATTAACCTTGGAGCCCAAGTGTTATCGAAATCATATAATTGTGCAAACGCTACACAGGCTCCTTCATTAGCTTCCAGCCATCGTCCAAAACTTCCTCTGCGTGGTAGTCTAACATCTTGTCCTGTATACTTATAATCTCTACTAGATAGAGAATACCATAACTGCTTATTAGCCATATAATGACCAAAAGGCATTGCTTTTTTAAACCACATTGGAAATCGTCTGTAATCCTGATACACTGAATTAATGTTCCAGAATGCGTCATTTGACGTCCAAGTATTTAAGAATGCTTTTGCAACATTTACCAATGAAGGTATATGTCCTGTAGAAATAGCTTGAGACCAAGCATTTGCCCATCCACCTAAACAAGGCTGTCCATCTTCACTTACGTGAGGGTGTGCAGGTATGTCGTGTGTCAGGTGAGCTGTTGCTTGATATTTCATTTGATAATTTCTATCAGGTTTCCATCCTTTCATTTGGGATTGTATTACCTTATTAAATATAGGTGAGCCTACATCGTCACCAGATAATACAATACGTACATCAGTTGGGTGAGATGTATTAAATAATAAGGAATGTGAGGGTAGAGTATAATTAACAGTACCTCTAAACTGAGGTTTGCCAACTCTTACCGCAAATTCTTTTCTTAATTGTCCATCTCTGTTAATAAATTCCCAAGTATGATGTATCTCGCACTTTTCCATTAGAGTGGCGGCTAACTCTCTTGCGTCTTTATGGTCCCAGCCTGTTTTATTCTGGTAAATCCAGTTGGCTTTTATCCATTCAGTCACATACTGTTTGATTTTCATCAAATTGCTCATTTTTACTCCTGTTATTAAAAAATTTTCATAGGTGTGGGGACTCCGAAGAGCCCCCACTTGCCTAATCTCATTTGCTTACGCTAGACCTGAAGTTACCTTATCAGTCACGAATGCAACAAAATCGTCATCTCTGAGATTTGTGTTAGCTTCCGCTTTCTTTGCGTTCACGTTAATTGTGGTGTTGTCTAATGACATACCTAAGGCTTCAGCTAATCCTGCTGGATTGTCTGCTTCCATAGTCTTTACTACACCACCAAAGGTCTGTACTAGTACTTTTGCCATAATCAGGCTCCTTTGACGTTAAGAGGTTTTGAAGATTGCTTACGAGGACGTCCTCTCTTAGGCTTATTCAATGCCGTAGCCTTACCGTTCTCTAAAGCAAGTTCTAATTCATTCATTTTGAATGTGATACCGTTCAGTCTTCTTTGATGTTGCCTCACTTGGTACCAAATTGCATTAGTACTCTTTTTCCAAGGCATCAATATATATTTAAGTATCCTTAGTATTTTTCGCATTAAAGCGTCTCCTTTATTTAGGGTTAACAAATTTAATATCAATCTTCTTCTTCTTCGTCACGCACTTCCTTAATGTATTCACAGGAATAAAGTGAGCTATAGCACTCTTTACTCTGTATGGTGTTTCTACATTTAATAAGAAATACGCTAATTGACGCATAGGAGTCTTCCTTTTATCTTGAGTAAAAGGTTTGATTCCCATATATCTACAATAGATACCCATAGTCATTTGATATGTTAATGCTGATTTACCATTTTCTAGTATTCTATGGAACATTCCATTAGCATAAGTTTTACCTAATGCTCTTTCTAGCCATTTAATACGAGATAAATGTGTCGCTGGTATGGAAGCACCTTTTATGTATCTCCATAAGTACTGATTACCATTGATTAACATCGTATCTTCATTAGCGGCAATAAACATTCTATCATACACTTCGTGTGAATTACTATTATGTTTAATAACGCTTACTTCTACTTCTGATTGCTTCTTCTTGTTTTGTTTAGCAATCTCACTTAATGCGATATATCGTCTATGCCCATCAACGATGGTCATATCATTTGCTACAACAATAGGGACTAATAATCCGTTGTCTCTTATATTGTTAGCGAGTACATTTGTCTTCTTCTCACGCATAGGTGGATTAAAGGGTGATGGCACTAATTTATCTAGTGTCACTTTTTTATACTGCATTCTGCCTCCTTTTAGGCGTTGTTAATGAAAATATAAAAAATTATAAGGGTGCAAGGGGGATTGAACCTTCACAGTTTTGGACATAGTCCTTATAGTGATTACCCCCCTATCGCAGGTTAGTTTTGTTATTGCTCTTTCGAGTCACGTTTACATCTACTCATTTGGAATCTCTTCCTTACGGCTACGACTAAAAGCTGTTAACTCCGGTATCGTATCACATACCTTGACAAATTACTCTGTCTTAGGCTGTCGACCTACTAGCAAGTGACTACAGACGATAACACTCGCCTATCACTTTATGATGTTCCGTTTTACCAAACTTGTTATCTGTTTAGTTATCCACAACGTACAATTACCCTTGACGGACTGCCTATGACCCCTTTGGCTCTTTGACAGTAAGGCTCCATTGACTGGACAAACCAGCCCTAATTAACATCCCTGTTAATATGAAACGCTCATAATTGCCCTAGGATACCCGCTTGGTTCAGGTACCTTCCTAGGCTTTGCAACGTGAATATGCTTGGATGTACGGTCCTTGCCTACTCACTCCCTTAATATTAAAATCTTTAAAAATGGAAAAGGGTCTAGCTCTTACACGTATCGCTGACGGCTGTTAAACTGTGTTACCAGCAAGTGCGTCTTTAGATGCCGATGGTCTAGACCCTGTCGGGTTGGATTATTGTTCTTCTTCCAGAAGGGAACGCATATCGTCTGGTTCCACTACGTGCTCACAATCATCGCATATAATGCCTACTTCTGAGTCTGCTGATTCACTTGAACCATATTCCTCGAATGTTGTATTTGGTGATGCACAATTTGGGCACTCATACGGTGATGTGTCCCCTCCTGTCGGCATTGAAACTATCATTTACTCTCTTCCTTTATCAGTCAAAGCTCTTTGCCTCCAATAGTCTACTTGTTTATTGAGGTGCTTCATTTGTTTAACGTGGTAATTAGCTACCAGTATTAAACAGAATGTACTGATTAATAGTAACAAATAGCCAGTCACTAAGAGTAAATCTAAATAATCTGATAAAAATAAGTATCCGTCTATCACGTGATACCTCCTTCGGCTGTTACAATGAATATACGACCATCTTCGTCAACTTCTACATCCCAGCCGTCCATTTTTGCTAACTGGTCAATATAATCATCAGTTTGTTGTACTTTTTCGTCTAACTCTCTTTCGTGCTCTTTTAACATATTATCGAGTTCTGTTAACGAGTACTTAGAAAGTTCTATTTCAGATAGTTGGAGCACCTCTGAGAGATACTCCAACCATTGTGATTTGACCCTACCCACAGGTCGTTAATCCTCGAGCTCTCCTGAAAGCTCCAAAGTGGGTTTCTGCTCTGACGGTGATGAGCCTACCGTTAATGATGAAGTGCCATTTAGGCTTTTTGTTCTTCTTCATTTGTCCTCCGGTTGATTACGGGTTAACTGAAATCTAATGGATAGGCTACCCAATCTTTGTTAAACAAGAGAGAGATAAGGATGGATGCGGAGTCCATCTCGATTGAGTAGCCTTGGGAAAAAATCAGTCCTTCCAGATATGCCTGTCTTGATATAATAAAGTGCAAAATGCACCTAGTATCATACATAGAGCAATTACTAGTAAGGCTCCTAATGTTTCCATTAAGAGTCTGCTTTCTTCTCATCTTTAGCCTTAGACTTTTTCTTAGGCTTGTTGATGAGCTCGTGCTTAGTGACTGATGTGAAGTACTGTTTACCAGTACGGTTCTTGACTCCTTTTACAGGTGTCTTGATAATAACCATTTGTCTGTTCTTCTTTACATTCTTACTGACCACTGTTTTTGTGGATTTGATGTTATCTTCTGACATACTTCCTCCTTATTGTTTACATATGTCTGGTTAATG